TTACTTAGTAGCCGAGAATAAAAATCCTACGGAAGCTTGTAGAATGGCTGGTTATTCATATCCTAAAGAAACAGCTTATAAGTTAACTAGGAATCCAGCCGTAATAAATCTAATTCGGCAAGAAAGACAAAGACTGTATGCAACTGATCTCGCCACAATTGCCGTAAATACATTAAAAGAAATAATGCAAGATGTAGATACGCCAGCATCAGCAAGAGTTTCAGCAAGCAGAACTGCGTTAGAACTAGCTGGCGACATTGGTAAGAATGCAATAGATCACGATAGCAATAAAGATTTGTCAGAGCTTACACCTGAACAATTGACCAGACTGATTGACAATTGGGAAGAGCAAAGATCTAAAATGGCTAAGCCAATTAACTAATAGCAACGCAATTAAGCCAGCAAACCTATAGAGCATATAAGGTTTAATTAGTTTGTTATGCACTATTAATGATTTTTTGCCTCGATATTATATAGTCAGTCCACCCCCTTGGGGTGTTCGCCGTAGCGCCTGGTATATTATCATGACCTCCCATACAAATTTTCTGAAAAAATCAATCTTTCAACTACTTGAATGTTGTTGAAATAAAAGATAAACTAATTTCAACATTACGAATCATGGGGTAATTACATGGCACAACCAACGCCGTATTCGAGGCAGTTTAACTTTAACGACTTTGCCACAACTTCTCCGTCAAATCCATTACCAGGTGTTCAAGTAGACAACGAGTTTAATAAACTTAAAACAAACCTAGACGGATTAAACACAAACATTGGCCTTATACAAAGAGATGATGGCAAGATAGCCAATCAGTCAGTACACAAAAATTCATTTGATACAGACGCTTTAGCTTTGATAGGCGTATCAGGATTTACAGTAGACGGCAATTGGTCAGCGTCAAGGGCGTATGCCGTCAGCACGATTGTTAACTTTAACGCAGCTACTTATCTATCAACAATAGCACATACATCAGGAACTGTGTTTGCTACAGATTTAAACGCTGGCAAGTGGATATTAATAGCTAACGCTGCAATAAACACATCATCGTCAGCCGTAGATAAGTTTGAGGGCGATGGCTCAACAAATCAATTTACATTATCATTTTCGTATTCGTCAGAAACAGATTTTCTTGTTTTTGTTAACGGAGCATTGCGAAACCCAAACGATGACTACACAATATCTGGAAATACTCTTACGCTGGCAACTCCCCCTAGCACCCCATCTGTATCAGGTAATGAAAATGTGATCGTTTGGGGTGCAAGCGTAACTGCACAAAGCGCAAAAGATGCAGCTGCAACATCAGCTAGTAACGCATCAGGTTTTGCTACGGCTGCACAAAACGCACAAACGGCAGCTGAGTTAGCATTAGACACATTTGATGATAGGTTCTTGGGAGCAAAGGCATCTGATCCAGCGTTTGACAATGACAACAACGCTCTTTTAACTGGCGCTCTATATTTTAATACGACTAATAATGAGATGCTTGCGTATTCAGGATCAGCATGGATAGCAATTAAGCCAAGCACATCAGAGCAAACAAACATAAATACATTAGCTGGTATATCAGGTTTATCAACATTAGCGTCTAATTCAGGAAATGTAACTTCAGCTGCAAACATAGCAACTGAAATAGGAACTGTAGCTGGTATTTCTAGCGAAATTCAAACTGTTGCTGGGGATAGTGTTGCAATTACTGGTGCAAGTGCCGAGGCAACAAAAGCACAGAATTACGCTATAAAAGTAGATGGCGTAATACCTACAACTTCTGACGCATCATCTAAGGCACACGCAATAGGCGATAACGGATCTGTTGTTACAAATATAATTGGTTCTGCTAGGGAATGGGCGATTGGTGGTGGCACAACTCCAAACGCAACAACTCATGTAGATACTGGAGATGAGTATTCTGCAAAAGGATATGCAGTAGGAGCGTTAGATAGAGGTCAAAATACTGGCAAGCATTCTGCAAAAGATTGGGCAAGTTACACAGCTGGCACAGTAGACGGCACATTGTTTTCTGCAAAGTATTATGCACAACAAGCCGAAACTAATGCAACATCATTTTCTAATGTTTACCAGGGAACTCATGCGACTGATCCGAGTGGTGGTTCTGTTAGTGCTGGGGATTTGTATTACAATTCATCTACACAAAATTTAAAATTTTATAATGGTTCAGCGTGGGTAAACATAGAAGCTGTTGATACATCATCATTTTCAACTAAGGGATTTGCTACGGCAATGGCTGTGGCTTTATAGGGAGTAAAATATGGCTCAAGATTTTGAACGTAATTTTTTAACTGGAGTAGGTGTAACGCCATTAGATATTCCAGATGGTAGCGATTTTGATTCAGACGATACTTTGATTGGTATTCATTGTGCAAACACTTCAGACAATCAAATTGAAATATCATGTTTTATGACGAGTAGTGCATTTACTGGGAATACTGGCGATCCTTATGCAATTACAGTAACAGTAAATAGCAGTCAATATGTTCTTGATGGGGCGACACAGCCAACGCTTACATTACATAAGGGATTTACTTATGTATTTACATATCCAGCTGCACACCCATTTTCATTATCTACAACTTCTGATGGTACTCATGGTGGTGGTTCTGAATATACAACTGGCGTAACAAGAGATACGAGCGCTAATACATTAACTGTTGTTGTGTCTGATTCAACGCCAGCAACTTTATATTATTATTGTAGCAATCACGCTAGTCATGGTGGCCAAATTACAGTTACGAATGTTCATTACATTATAAAAAATGCACCAATACCAAGAGGAGGTGCGTTGCAGATCCTTGATGGTGGAGCAAAGATGGTAGTGCAAAATGGAGATAGAATGTTTTTTCAATCTAACACGGCATCTAGTTTAGATGTTTGGTTATCAAGAGTGGATTTAATTAGTACATAATGGCATATATAGGAAACAAAGCAGACGTTGCATTTACTAGCCTACTTAAACAAGATTTAACTGGTGCTAGTGGTCAAACTTTAACATTATCTCATGCAGTAGCTAACGAAAATGACATAGCATTATATATCAATAATGTAAGGCAAGAGCCTATAAGTGCATATACTGCAAGCAATGTAACAGTAAATCTTACTGGAACTGTATCAGGCACAGATGATATTTATGTTATTTATTTAGCCAGGGCAGTACAAACAACTGTTCCTCCTGATGGTTCTGTAACAAGTGCAAAGCTAGATACTAACATAGCCGTTAGTGGTAATCTTGATGTTACTGGTGCTTTTACATCACAAGGTATAGACGATAATGCTGATGCAACTGCTGTAACTATAGACAGTTCAGAACGAATTATGATTGGCACAACCACAGAAGGTGAGGCAAATGCTGATAATTTTACTGTATCAGGTAGTGGCAATGTTGGTATGACAATTAGGTCAACAAGTAGTAATGAAGCTAATATTTACTTTTCTGATGGTACTTCAGGAGGTGATGAGTATCGTGGTTTTATTAGTTATAATCACTCAGATAATTCTCTTAGACTTGGTAGTGATGCATCAGAACGTATGCGTATTGATTCGTCAGGCAGTCTGTTACTTTCTAGTACATCACAATATGGTGCAAAATTAAATGTTGTTTTTAATGGTTCTGGTGCTTCTCCAGAAGGAGATTATAGAGGTATTACTATAACGCCAACTGCAACAAACTCAACCACCTACTTACATTTTCATAATACTGGCGTAAGCACCATTGGAAGTATTACTGGAAATGGTTCAAATATAGCTTACAATACTTCATCAGATTATAGACTTAAAGAAAATGTAGAGGATATGACTGGTGCTATAGACAGAGTAAAACAGTTATCGCCTAAAAGATTTAATTTTATAGCAGATGAAACAAATACTTTATTTGATGGTTTTCTTGCACACGAAGCACAATCTGTAGTTGCTGAAGCTGTAACTGGAACACACAATGAAGTTGATGATGATGGTAATGCAGTAATGCAAGGGATTGACCAAGCTAAAATTGTGCCATTACTAACTGGTGCATTGAAAGAAGCCATAGCTAAGATTGAAGCACTAGAAACTAGAATTACAGCATTGGAGAATAGCTAATGGCATTATCGAAAATAACTAATTT